CCTTTCTCCTCACGTTTATTGACTTTATCCATCTTAAAGTCTGGATGAGGTTTCCCATTCTTACCCAAGGGCACATGAACTCCATTTATAGTGACCCATTCTTTCATTTCAGAATCCGGGATTTCAGCAGCTTCTTTTTTCTTCTTAACCCACTTCCCCTCTTCCTTCTTGTAGACTTTCTTAAAATTGCTCCATGCCACCGCAGCAGGATTATCAATGCCAGGTTCATCTTTCAAAGCATCGAACATCTCTGCCCAGTGGTTCGCCTGGGCAAGTGAAAGGGTAGCACCATCATGGGTTTTAACCTGGTCTGGTATAGCGCTTAAATCGTCCCACGGCATAATAGAGGCTCCTCTAATAATTGAAAATGAATGGTAGCCTCCATTGTAATGATGGATAAATGGAGCGCAGAATTATATATAATTTTGGTAACGAATTTCGGGCAAAACTAATAATACCGAAGTCGTGAATATGAGGTACGGTGACTCCATGGGGAAGCTTCTAAACCGATTAAGTTTAAGGCTCCGAGCATTGAATCCTATAGGGAAAAAGGGTAGGATGGAGAAGGGATTGCTCGAGGCCAGAGATGTAACTGATGAGATGGGAAAAGAGTATGGTTTTGTACCTGAGCAATGGTATACTAAGGAAACTTCTCCCATTGATAAAGATGCGATTCCTCCAGCATCGGGCGAGGGTTTTGTCCAATCACCTTATAGCGATATCTACATGAGGTTATGGGGAGTAGAACCTATCGGAGATATGCTGATCTATCGCAACATGGTAAGGAATCACCCTGTGATCCATGCAGCTATACAGACTCTCGTTCATTTGACGCTGCAGAAGGGATATCAATGGAATTGTGATCCCAAGGCTCCCAAAAAGGAAATCATGGAAGAGGACGTATACAAGATTTTCAATAATCTGAAATGTGATTTCGATCTTGTAATCCTACCTCAGATCGTCTTCGATCTTATTACCTATGGGTCAGCATTCGTGGAAAATCTTTTCGCAGGGCAAGTGAAAAAGAGAGATATCGCGGATATCAAGAAAGGTCATGGTATTATTTCTGAGCTCGACATTGAGGACGATGGGGAACTCATCAATTTAAAAGCCCTAGATCCTTATTACATGAGAGTGAGCCGGGATGCCTACAACAATGTGCTAGGTTTCCGGCAGATAATCGCCTATCCTCCTGTTGCCTTTGTTCCCTCGAAGATCACTCACTATCGATACCAACCCACCACGGTGAGTTACGAGAGTGCCTATGGAACATCTATCCTTCAAGCGTGTGTTAGGATATACCGATTGCTCCGGGCATGTGAGAATGATCTCTACCAATCCGGTCATTCTATTGTGAAATGCCCGGTAATCTATAAGCAACCCCGGGGAGAGCATGGAGAGAATCCCATGGGATCGATCAATTGGGCAGCCATCGAAGCTGCTGAAGCAGCTCGTAAGGTTGGTGATTCGATTCTCACTTATGGAGCAGATGCCGAACCCATGATGCCCCAGGGTTCAGTAATACAAGGAATGGTACAATTCTATGATCGTCTGCTCGAGCAGCTGATCATTGCTCTAGGAGTCCCAAAACCATTGCTGGGCATCCCCGAAGGTTCCAGCCATACAACTGCTATGACCTCATGGGATCAGCTCATCGTGAAGGTCCAGGGCATCCAGCAATTAGTTAGCTCATTCACGACCTGGGGTATTGCTATCCCTGGATTACTGAGAATGAGGGACCCCAAGGACCCCACCGGAAAAAAGAGGAAATGGACATATGAGGAAATAATGGAGAACTTGCCTACCATGAATTTTGAATACCTTTCGATTCAGGATATGAGCATAGAATCCCAGAGAGCTACCGCAGAATGGCAAGCAGGTGGAATCAGCCGGAATGAGTATCGAGAATCTATAAGGAGGCCTGCCATTGAGGATGAAACCGGGACTATGTTCATTGAGGACGTGATGGGGAACATCAAGGGAGGACCTGGAGGAGGAGCGAATGTGCCACAGTTGGACGAGGTGCAGACCGGGCGAGAGATCAGGGCATCATTCAGTGAGATGGCTACAAAGGGATTGCAGAATCCAATCATCAAGCCCAAGAAATTTAAGTGCTCCGGATGTGGTTCAAAATTACTCTTCATTGGAGATAGTACGAATCTCAAATGCCCGAAATGTGCTGGTATCATGGTGGATGATATTGATGGGGAGATCATCAGCGCAAACGATCCAAGCCTGGAGTGGGACCCCTACGAGCATTGGTTCGAGGAGCAGTTAAAGAACTTCCCCGGTGCTGAAGCATGAGTATGTATGATCTCGCTTTCGAAGCTGTTAAGCTTGCTACCAAGAAGCTGAGAGTTACATCAGGGCCGGGGATCGATTCAAAGATTCTCAAAGATATCGATACTACCATGTATCGAAAAAAGAAGGTGGTGGAGTGGACTACTTCTTATGTATCCCGATTGAAATCTGTCTCTACCGGGAAAGAGCTAGCGATCAGGCGCACGATAGCTCATTCCATCCAGGCAGGGATGAGTCGTGCAGCCTTGCAGCAGCTTCTAGTCGAGAAGTTTGATCTCACTGTTGCCGTTGCTCGACGAATCGCACTGAATGAGATCAGGAGGGCATATAATTGGGCCTACAAGAAAACAGCTTATGAGTTGGGGTATCGATACGTCCAATTCCATGCTCATCCTACTGCCTGTGAAACCTGCCGTTCATTTGATGGTAGGATCTACAGCATAACATTGAGAATCATTCCTAACGAGACACATCCGAACTGCCAATGCTGGGAGACTGTGGTCGATTTCAAAAAGGTTGAGCCTAGAAAATCAGCTGCTTATTTTCTGGAAAATAATTTCTTCTGTTATGAAGGGATATCCCCACAACATGTACCAGCATCGATTATATGCTGTGCTATATAGAGACGATTTCTGCCTTGGTGATAATTCGAGCCTTGACGTTTCCATGTTTTGAATCCACTTTCATCAGGTTCTTTGCTACGTCCTGGAGGCTCTTAAAATCCTTGACATCACCGCTCTTATAGGTGACTCTGAGTCGGGTTTTCTTTCTACCCATGTGATTTAATTACACGAAGTATTATATAAAATGCTCGCGGATATTCTCAAGCGTAGGGCGTTGGATTGGCCTCCATTAATAGATGGGAGAGGCCTGCGGGTTTCCTCATCTAGCGCCCTCGTTTTTCAATAACACAAAGGCAGATGGCTTATCCCCATTGTGCTGCCATTGCGTTGGCGATGCCTTTCGGAGTTATGGACCGTTCTCGCCCATGGTCTTTCCCTAGTTTCCAGTACTTCGAATAACGAGACTTCCCCGATTTATTTTTCTTTGAATTATAATACGTATATTCGGGAGTAACGATATTGGTGGGTTCCAGAAGAGGGAGATTTTTCAGCCAGAGCCCGGTCATCTTTTCATATGCATCCCCGAATTGGTACGGATGAATATATTGATCAGCTTTCCGAATATGAGATGTGATAACTCCTTTGGGATTTTCAAGGGCAATTCTTTCTATTGGGGCGCTTAGAAGTTTCCACACGAATATCATAGCCTCATAACGTTTTTTCCATCGTTCTGGATTATTCTTGAAATGTCTATTGGCGGTTGTTGTAATATATGTGCATGGTGGAAATGCGATCATTAAATCCCAATCCTTGCCCAATAGTTCCAATACATCACCTTGGTAGTGATGTCCTTTGGCATCGCTGGGTATTAAATCGCAAGACCAAGCATCGTGCCCTTTCTTTCTGAATGCTTCCCGAACGGTTCCCGAAAACTCACACGCTACCAATACTTTCAACTTAACGCCTCATGGATTATATTTCCTCAGTCCATTGATACAGGTATCGCAGGACAGCTCAGGCCACATCATGCAGGGCAGGTCCCCGGTACTCAGGAAATGCTCCTCACTACAAGAGAAATGCTTATTCGGTTTCCTGCATCCCTTCTTACGATTACATTTACCGCATTTGATCTGAGGGATGAACATGGAGGTTTTCAGCTTCTCAGATTGTTCGATCATCAATGCTGCCTCCTCCTGCAATTTCATATATAACTGGAATTCGGGATCATTCTCCTGGGCTTTCTTGATCACAGCATCCCAATCAATCGGCTTCCATCGATCTGCTGTTAATCGTCCATCACAGTTAGGAGTCCAGGGAGGGTCCTTGGGATCATATACCACCTCAGTGTAATTGTGGCCATGATATCGGGTATTACTCCACATTTTCCCGATCTCCTCCAGGAAGTCAAGGAAGGTGAATCCCAAGAAGTCCCTGGCATATTCAAAGGTGAGCATGAATAGATCGGAATGCTCATCTCGATCAGGCCAGAGGATATCCCCTGCCGGTAGTCCCAAATCTTTCTCTAGGTAGTCTAGCATTTTGTTAAAATTTATTGCTTTGAACACTCTCATTAACATCCTTCCCGTTGTCTTTTTAATTCCAGATGCCTGGCACATAAGTTCCAGTTATTCCAGCATTTCTTTGTTTTCAAATTACATGCCTGGCATGGTGCAGGCCATATCTTTTTTTCTGTCATCATTCCCACCTATCCTCGAACACCTCATTGATCCCTGGTATTCCATCGTCGCTGAATATCTCTGCCCCTCTGCTCTTTGATCCCACCATCCTGATCTCTTGTCCTCTCTGTTTCACCCCTGATTTTTCAGGTTCAAAATAGTTCAACCCAATGGCATCGATGAGCAGAGCTGCAGAGGAGCAGTAATCATCTCTTGCCCATTTATCCTTTGGCTTGTGGCATGACATCAGGTTACCTTTAAATTCCTTCTGTAATTTCTGGAATTGTTCCTTAAATCTTTTTGATTCCCTACTGCCATCGTCAGGGTAAACTATCCGGGATTCCCACCATTCGTTATGGAGCCGGGTGAATAGATTCGAATGAGTTAGGCCTGTCCATGGGTGAGCCTTCACGGTTGTATGAACGTGATGAGCTAGATTGTTGTGCCTGAACATACGAATAAGCATATCATGGGGAGGTTTCCCTGGACCTCGTGTATCGTCTGACACTCTCAGGATCGAATAGTTTGAAAGTGTAGCGAAGAGGTGGGGAATCTGCCGATCGTATGTCATATCTCGACCATGGCCGGACAATTCTAACCAATCAAGAATCCTGATGATCACCTTTTTAGAATGGACGTCCATCTCAAAAGCAACATTGATACCCTGCTGCCTTGCCTGGATAATTGTGAGAATCTGCCCAATGGTGAGAACAGTAGAGGCCGGGTCCTCTCCATAATCGATCCCGGCATAAATGTTATCATAAAACTGGTTCTCCTCTGTATAGATCAGGGACTTCACGCGGAGGAGGTCCTGCTGCCCGTTTGCTCTCAGTTGTTCAATAGAGGTAAAGAGAGAACTTTCCACCAACCACTGGAGAAGGTAGGCTGCCCGGAACTCATCTGAATCCTCACCGATTCTATCCTTCTCTTGTTCGATGTAGAAGCGGTAATTCTCACTGTATTTGATGATCTCCCGGTAATCATAAATGAATTTAGCCATATTGCCTAACTCATCAAGATCAGCATTTGGATTCTGAAGACGATCATAGAAATACCGGGTATCCTTGATATCAAGTGATGCTGTCCCGATCAAGACCCTGGAAGCCTTGGTATGTGCTCCCATGGGGAAGATCGATTTTTTCATTACCCAGTCGTAGGTATCCTGGGCCTCGTCGCAGATCAAGAGATGATACGTTTTACTCTCGATCTTGGCAGTAGGTGAAGCTGATTGCATCCGTACAAACGAACCATTCTCAAACTCAAATCGGTCACTCCTATCCATATTCGATTTGATGCCTAATTGTTCCTTAGCTGCTTTCATTACTGCCCGGGCTCTCTGATAAGCTGTTTCGGCCTGTTCTCCGGAGGGACCGAAGATTCCAACCCATATCCCATGCTTATATTCTGCCAAGTGCTTGGTAACGAGAGAATCAGGCTGAAGGGCAAAAGCCATCTCATAATAGGAGGGCAGTTTGATGGCTAGGAATGATACCACCCAGGCCAGTGTGGTTGTCTTGCCTGATTGCCTTGAGAACTCCACGAGGAACTCCCTGCCTCTGTGGTGGATCACTGTGCGGATGATTGCACGAGCTACACGCCACTGAGGAGGATATAATTTCCAATCAGAGAGATCCCTCATAAAACATCTGAACTCATCGAGTACGTATTTCTCGAAGAGGACAGGATCAGAGTAAATCTGATTGATCTTTCGAGCATTACTCCAGAGGCTCTCCATTTTCATTTCGCCTAACTATTGCCTTGTTCGCCCACATCACGGCCTCCTCGAGCCGGGTTAAAGCAAGTGATAACTCACGGCATCTAGGGGCAGAGTGCATCATGGATTCTGCCAATAGCTTTCCGCTCAATCGGCTCGAGTCCATATCTTCTAGTTGTTCATCGTCGAGATCAACCCTGAAGGTAAACCTCTTTGCCATTTCTGCATATTCTTCTTTGGTTGGTCGCCTGAATATTTTCATAATCTCACCTTACGAACGATAAATCAAGAATGAATTTTAAGATGATCACGATCAGGGTACAGATATAGACTATCTTCACAAAGAACACCACCGGGGAGGAGGTATCCAAGGTGATACTCATCTCGATAACCAATCCCAAGCAGAGAATCATGATCGTAGCATTTATGAAATTCCGGTATGTTAGTTTCACTTGATCACCTGGGTTATTTTATCTGCAACTATTTTATGACCTGCAGCGGTCAGATGGACACCATCCTTACCTCGAAGGTTGGGGGGATGCCAGAAATCAATGAACTTGAGGTTGTTCTCATAGGCTGCAATTCTGAGGATTCTATTGACCTCCTCGAGCTGCTTGATCCCCCAGCATAGTTTTGGATTTCTTCGAGTTACCCAATGGATGCCTAGAACCACCCCTTTCCCTCTGTATTTCGAGAATAGATCATTAGTGAAATCGGTGAACTCCTGGAAGGTCAGGAGCTGCACCAATTCATCAGGATTCTTGTTGAGTAGTAACTTGATCTTACCCCATAGGAATGCCCTGATCAATCCC